AGTACGACGAAATGGAATTTTAGTATCATTGGAATTCACAGACATTGCAACATACGAAAAGAAACCAGATGACATCCTAGTTATTACAAGTCCGATATATTCCAGTAAAAATTCATCATTGTATGATAGAATTTTGAACAACATTGCGACTCAACTGGATTCAAATAAATTGCGCGGATTCTTGAAAATCAATGCAGCGATTTCATCACAAAACAACAATTTCAAAGACGTTGCCTTAAATCAATTAAAGGCGATGCAAGAAGTTGCGAGTTATAATGGATTGGGTGTCTTAGATGGTAAATCAGAACTGGTTGAATTGAAGAATGATTATTCAACGATTCCACCTGAAACAGTATCTATTATCAAACGTGAAATCTTGAATGGATTTGGATTCTCTGAAAGTTTGCTAACTGGTGAGTATACCGAAGATGATTACCGCCATTTCTTCGACAACGTATTGGCACCAATCGTCAATGAATTCCAGACGGAGTTGACGTACAAACTGTTGACAACTTATGCACGTATCAACACAGGTGATAAACAATCATTTGAACGTATCGCAGTATCTGTTGACGCCTTCCGTTTTGCTGGTGTTAGTCAGTTGATTAAATTGGCAGCTGCCAACACAAATGGTGCATATTTAACAGTTAATGAAGTCCGCAAATTAATGGGATTTGACCCAGTAGAAGGTGGCGATGTGTTCAGAACAAATCTGAACTCTACTGAAATTGAGTATGGAGACGGAGGTGAAGAATAATGGCTGTAAGAGATTGGGCGAATACCAATTTTAACAAAGGTTATAATCTTAATAGTGATAAACTAAAAGATTTCGCAAGTGCAATCGATAATGAGTTGGGTAAAGCCGGTTCAGGTGCAACCATTCCAACCTTCTTCGGTTCAACACGATTGACATACGAGTGTGAACAATCCATTGTATTCCCCGGTGGTAATTTCTTGATGTCATTGATGTATAATTCTCGTGGATTTGTACAAAACAAAACTTTAGGTGTAGCGCCAACAGCATGGAATGATTTATCACAATATGCAAAACGATTTCGTACGACACCGTACGATGACGCGTATACTGTATCAGGTACTATGCCATACTTTGTGGCGTATCAAAGTTGCAGCGATGGTGGGTATAATATATTCCATATTGTAAAAACTAGTGGCGACCGATTCATACCGAAATTGTTCAAATTGAATAAAAAATATGATGGTGTTGGTGAATTAGTTCAGTTATCACAAATTGATGGAATATATGGTTTTATCAAAAATGATAAACCAGAATCATTTCAAATCATTGGTGGGGAACCAGTAGATGGTTTAACACTTAATCGTATCACATTAAGAAATGGTAACATCAATTACCGAACTGGTATATTCGGAAATGATAAAATCAAAACAACACTCTACACATCTAAAGTTGTTGATAATCTTCAATACAACGACAGTGGTAAGTTGTTTGAACTATTCATCGATGTGGAAATAAATGGCGGAATGGAATACGGACCAAACCCACACAAACTGCGCAGGTACACATTGGAATTTAAAACCGGATATTTGCGAGTTACGCAGCTTGGTGAGACAAGCAAACCACAAACCGAAGTTTACCACATTCACTACGTAACGGATAGTTAATAATATGAACGAAATCAAACAACAATTGGGTCTTAAATATTTCGGAACTACTGATTATCAATCAGCACTATCTGTACTCGCACCTTCATCCATACCGGTTCGCCGGTTTTGGATTGAAGTAGAAATTTATAACAAGGAGAACAATCATGACTCTAAAAACTGAGCAATTTAAATCAAATCAAAAACCACGCTGGACCAATGGTAAACCCGCTAATGGTGATAACTTCGCACAATTTATCGACGCTATCGCACAATTGGTTGAAGATACTGGAGTAGAAGTACTGAACGGTGCCAAAGCAGTGATTCCAAATGACGCTAAAATCAAAGAGCTTGCCAAAGCCGTATTGAACACCGAAGCGGATTTCAATGGAACTGCGCTCGCTCGTAAAATCACTGAAGCTGCTGGTCGTCCATTCAATTACGATACCGATGCAAAAACGAAAGTTGCAAGTGATATCACTGAAAGACTAAAAACCACAGCAGCATATTTCTACACTTGGAAAAATAATCAACTAACTGTTACTCAGAATGGTGCAGGTGCTGCAGTCACTTTAACAGCTGGTGCAAACTTCATGACTGACACTGGTACTGCTAAATATTCAGCAACACCAATCACGGAAGATAAGACAGTGTTTGAGCTTACACGCCCAGATGGTGGTCGTTTGGTATATAACGTATCAAGTAAAACAGTAACCGTAGCAGCTAACCTAATTGGTTAATTGAATATGTCATGTATATGATGGAGGATTAACACATGAATATTAATAATATTCTATTGGATTCGAATAACAATAAAATCGAAACAAATACGTTAATTCACAATGCAAAGAACGATAAAAAAGACGGTATTGATGTGGTCTATGCCCACATAGCTGTGGTAAATGATAATGGGTTCTCACTTCGTGAGAACTCCATTACCACTACACGTGAAAGATATCCGTTGTTGTTCGAGCATTCTGATTTGCGAGTGGAAGATGTTGTTGGTTATATCGAAACAGATGCCAAATCAAATGAAAAAGGCGAGTTCATCGGAACCATGTATTTTTATAATACGGAACAAGGGCAGCACGCGAAACAGCTATGGCTTGATGAAGTCATTAATGAATTGAGTGTGTCTTACTACTTGGATGAATTCGACGTAGTTGACGACGGTACTGGAAATGTATTCCTAGACGTCAAAAACTGCATTCTCAAAGAGGTTTCTATTGTCTCAGTTGGTGCCGATAGAGCAACTGGTGAAGCTGTATCAGATGTGACCACTGAAGATGATAAAACTGAAATTGCAGAAGTTGCAACTAACGCGTTGGAAGAAAACGCGCCGGTTGATATTCAGGAATTGTCAGAAAATTCAGACAATTCACCAGAAGAATCTGAAGACGTTGAGCCAGAGGTTGAATCTGAAAACGTTGAGCCAGTGGTTGAACCATCAGAAGAATCTGAAGAAGATGACACAACCGAAACAGAAGAAGACGTTGAAAAATCCGAAGTAGAATCAGAAATTGTAGAAAATTCTGAAAATATTGAAGATTTGAAAAAAAATATTCTCAAAGATGTCGCAATTTTGTTGACATTATAAAATCTTTGTGATATAATATATTTATGAATATAAATGAAGAAAGGTTCATATCATCATGAAATTAATTGACCAAATCGAATCAATTGACAATCAACTAAAAGACCTTGGTGACAAAATCAGCAATGCTGAGGATAAAGAAACCATTGAATCTTTGATGGCTGAAGTCAAAGAATTGAAAAACGCAAAAGCTCAACTTATTATTCAGACGGAGGAAGAAACAGTGGAAAAACAAGTATCAAAAAATTATTTAGAAACAGAACAAGCGCTTCACGATTTCGTAGAAATCCAAATGAATTCACGTGGTGAATCAGAAATCAAGAACGCATGGGAAGCTAAATTGGTAGAAAACGGTGTGACAATCACTGACAAAGACAATTACCTTCCTAAGAAATTGGAATTGGATATCCAAACAGTATTGACTCGTAGTAACCCAGTTTATCCAATCTTCAAACACACAAACGTTGGTGCAATTCTAGTAGCTCGTGATTTTACATCTGATGACGAAGCGAAAGTGCACGTCCCTGGTACAACTAAATCACGTCAAACAGCGACTCTTAAAGTTTCAGGTTTGAAACCTCGTATGGTATACAAAGCTACATCAATTAATGAAATTGACAAACGTACAATTGACAATTTTTCTGAATTGTATCAATTGCTAGTTGCTGAATTGGCACAACGTGTAATTGATAAAATCGTAGACCTTGCCCTTGTTGAAGGTTCAGCGACAGATGGTGAAACTGGTGACGCTGCCAATGAAAATGGTTTCATCTCAGTTATGAATGAAACAAACGTTAACAAAGTTAAGAAAATCAATGGTAAAGCTGACATTGTAGCAGCAGTTGAGCAAGCGGTTGACGGTATTGACGCGCCAGGTAAAAAATACTTGGTAGTGACAAAAGCGCAAAAACGTGATATCCTTGATGCATTACGTAAGAAATTCCCACAATCAACATTCTTGAATAATAACCGCGATATTGCAAATGTGTTCGGTGTTGATGAATTGGTGATTTACCAAGGAACTAAAGCATTGATGCCAATAGTAATTGCACAAGACGCTTACCATGTGGACATGCAACCATTGAATCGTATCGAACAGTTCCGTTTGGATACCAATGAAAATGATATCTTGGTTGAAACTCCAGCGACTGGTCGTCCAGTAGCCTTCGGTGGTGCTGTAGTTATCGACACAACAAAATAATAAACGAGGTGACAGAACATGGCAGTGACGAACAATGATTTTATCAATGATGTCAAATCATTCTTGAGAATGAATACATCCGTCACAGCTTACGACGATGAGATAAATGGGTTAATTGACTCGGCTATCTCATCTCTAACTGTTGCCGGTGTAAACGTGGCTAGTAAAACACCACTGATTGCAGAATATGTGAAGACTTACGTTAGACGCCGTATGTTGCAAGATACATCAACAGCTTTTCAAAACTCAGAAGAGTCACGTGAAATGCACATCATCCAGCAGCTAACATATGGAAGTGGTGGTGATTCGAATGTTTAATGAAGCGAATTTAATATTTGTGACGCAAGAAAAAAACCGCAACGGTGAAATTATTGAAAACAAAACGAGTGAGTTATTTCCAATCGAACTTCAAAAAATTAACCGTGATATTCGTGACAAATATAATGAACGCGGGATTGGACATTTTGTAAGATTCAAAGTGAATCTGTTTGGTTACGACTTTGATACCACTAACATTCCATACTTCGAATATAAAAACCGCAGGTACAGTGTTACAGATTTCGTAGCTGACAAGACTGGAACTTCATATTATATTGAAGGTACGACAACAGCCAAGAGAGGTGGGTGACGATTGATGCAATATAAAACCTATCGTGAATTTTATGATGAATTGACTGAAGCTCTGCCTGGATGGGAAATTATTCTCGGTACCACAAAAGATGGTATTTCTGGTGATACCTGTTTCTTGAATCAAAGAGGCGGAAGTACAGTATATTCAGATGGTGTACCATTTGTTCAGTCTGTCGTTTATGATGTAATATTACTTCAAGAACGTGCAGCCTTTACCAATGTTCGATTGTTTGAACTCGTAGATGATGGCATAAATTTCACAGCGTACGATGAAAACAGCGGAATGAATGTGTTCCTTGGTCAAGTCACACTATTTGGACCAGGAGGTTTACCAGATGAGTAATGAACTGGATTTACCAGCACTCCGAAAAGAAGTGCTACAGATAGCTGATAATAAAATGTATCAAGTCGCTAAAATGGTGACCAATGATTTGAGACTCTACGCGTTACAGCATCAACGAACTGGTGACATGTTGAGAAACATACGATTATTGAATGAATCCAGCAATGGCGTACCAAAATATATCATAGATGGTGGTAAACGTGCAGATTATGCAAATAAAGGCTATCACCCAATCACCTTCTTCATATATGAACCTGCAAAACGCACTCTTACCGACGTGTTAAGACGTGCAAGAAACGAATTCGAGGATTAATTCAGAAAGGAATTAAATAAAATGGCATTTAAATACAATGAAAGAACGATGTTCCACGGGAACCAACGACTTCTTATCGCAAAATTAGACAGCGCGACAGCTTACTCAGACGTCGTGTTTGGTACTGGATTGGTATCCGTATCCAACATGAAGGACGATTCCAACATCACAAACTTCCCAGCTGATGATGTGCCAGACCACGCAACCATCTCTGGTGCACAGTTGTTAAAAGGTACAATCAACTTTATGCAGTTAGACCCAGATGTTCGTGTTAAGTTCTTCGGACAAGAAGAAACCACTAATGGTAAAGGTTTTGCATCAGTTGGTGTATATCCACAACGCTTGGTACAATATGCAACTCTTGGGACTAAACGTGATGGTGTACGCGCTTTGATGGTCACTGTCTACCCTAGTATGTCTGTAACATCCAAACCATCCAAACAAACAACTACTGACAGTGCTGATAAACCAACCGCAGTTAACTGGGAAGCAGCGGTACAAGCATCTGGTAGTGACTTCTACAAGACGAAAACTGGTCGTAAATCAGCAGAATTTGAGTACTTCTTCTATGGTGAAGAAGTGGACAAGGTCTTGGAATACATTGACAAAGGTGGAATCATCTTACCAGACTTCGTGCCTGGTACAACGATAGTTCCAGCATCTGCAGCGACCACGTCTCGTGGACCTGGTGGATAATACAAAGGTGGTAACAAATTATGAGTATCATTAAATTTAGTAAATGCAAGAAGTTCAAGCTCATCACAGGTAAAAACCTGTTAGAGCTTGGACAATCATTAGCCAAGGAACAAAACGCAGACAAACTACTTGAAAATACAGAACTCATCACACTCGGTTTGTATTTGGTTGATACTGAGCCAAACCCAGTTGAAGGTAAAAAAGAGTTTGAGCGTTTGATGAAAAATGATGAAGAACGTTTCACAATCACAGACACACTGGACGCAGAAGAGTTGCTTGCCGACGTCCTTGGATAAAGCGTATTTATTTGGGTCGTTAATTTTAACGGCCCTTTATTTGTAGAAGGAAATGAAATATGATTACAACACGACATGCAATTAAATATTACTTAAAAACTGGTCGTGACGTGTTTGACGATTACGCAGAGCTCGACAAACAGCAGGCACGCCTTGAACTTGGCGAGGATAACTCGGTCGCTCTTGCACTTTCGAACGTCCTCGAAGGTCTAGACGCTTCGGGTCTGGATGTAGACAACCTGGATTTGGAATCGTTAATGATGCCTACCGTCGAATTGTCAGAAGATTCAGACGATGATGAAAAGGATTTTATTCCAGACCCACAAAATGAGCTTTTCAACAGAGCTATGGGACACGCAAAGAAAGGTGCTGTGAGTAAAACTATTACGGCTTTGATTTTATCAAAAAACATTATGGCCGACATCTTATTAGATGCCCCATATGATATGGCTGTTTCAGTCTTGAACGAGGCAGCAAAAGAGCAAGAACGACAATTACAGAAGTGAGGTGAATGAATATGGCTAACTCAGACCAAAAATTAACCATCCAGATTGCAGGTAATACGGTAGAGCTGGAACGAAGTTTAAAAGACGTATCATCAGCAATCAGCGCTTCACGTCGCGAGGCTGGAGCCCTTAAAGATGAGTTGAAATTCTCACCTGGTAACGTTGAATTATTAACCAAACGCCATCAAGAGTTGACCCAAGCCATGGAACTATCCAAGGTTAAGGCTGAAATCTTACGTGAAGACCTCAACAAGATAGACCCGCAGGTAGACCCTAAAGGTTTCTATAAGCTCAGCCGTCAACTGAATCAGGCTGAAGCAGATTCCCGTAAGTTTGGACGACAACTCGAAGTCGCCAATGCACAATTGGAACGCGCACAATCTACGGCTGCAACTTTCAAATTTAACACCAATAATGGTATCAAGGAATTCCGTAACGACATCACAGGTGTCGAAGCAGCCATGGCGTCCTTGGGTGGGAAACGTAGTATTCTGAATTTTTCAACAGCTGGGAAATCAGTTGACGAATTAAAAAAGAACTTTGCAACGGTAAACAGTGCCATTGAACTCATTGAGCGTAAAAGTGAGTTACTCAAATCACAACTAGCAACCATTAACCCAACGGTTAACCCTAAAGGTTTTGCGGAAGTTCAAAACAAAATCAATGAATTGACGTCAGATTTAGCCAGTCTGAATGATAAACGGACAGAAATTAAAGTGGCGTTACATGGTGACGACTCAGCCATTTCAAGCGCTCAAGGATTGGGTGCCAGAATCGTTGCAGCAATCACTGGACGAACAAAAAACCTTTCAGGTGATTTATCAAATAGCGTATCCAATGACATCAAAACGGCATCCAACAATGCCAAAAGTGGCGCGTCCATCTTTTCGTCAGTAGGTTCGGCAATTGTTAGCGCTATCAAATCAGGAGCGTCAGGTGTTGCCTCAATCGGTCACGGAATTGTGAGCGGAATAAGGGCGGGCGTCTCAGGTCTTGGTTCCATTTTCAATGGTATACTGAATTCAACAGTAAAACCATTTGCAAACGCCATAAAAAACACACTGGGCACTGTAATCCAAGGTGGATTACTAACCATTGGTAACGCGATAACGAATAAATTATTCGGTGTTTTCCAAGGTGTCAATGAATCGTTAAATGAAACGAACGTTGCCGCCAAGTCACTTTCATCAGTGCTCTCATTCAATGGTGTAGAAAATGGTGTCATCGAATCCGTGACAAAGGATATGGCAGAGTTTGCACGACAAACCACATATTCAGCAGGACAACTGGATAAAGTAGTTGCAGCACTGGCATCTTCTAATGTCGAGGCTTCGCAAGCTGGGTCGTTAGCCAAAGCCATTGCGGGTGCATACTCACTCCTTGGGGATGGTTCACAGAAAATCTCTGACATCGGGGTAATCTTCAGCCAGATTAACTCAGCTGGGAAACTAATGACCCAAGACTTCAATCAGTTGAGGAACGCTGGTATTGGTGGAGCCCTCAAGAAACAAATTGAGGAAATGTACCCAGAGATTCTAGCTGGTCAGAAGAGCTTCAATGACGCCATGGCAAAAGGTGTAATCTCGGCAGAGATGGTAAACGCAGCCATAACGAAAATTGGTACCAGTGAGCAGGCACAAAAAGCCGCAACTGTACCGAAGACAATGGGTGATGCATTTGCGTCACTAAGTGAGACAATCGGCCAAAAATTCAACGGTATCTATCAAGATATGACGAACCGAGGTATCAATTCAGTCAGTCGTATTACTGATTATATCCAGAACCTGGATATCACAGGAATCACTGACAAACTGTACGCAGTATTTGACTTCGGAAACAGATTTAGCGAAACCATCCAAAACGCAATATCTGGAATAGATTTTTCATGGATATTGACCAGTGTTAAAGCTGTGTTTGATGGAATCCTACAAATCACAAACATCTTAACTGATACTGTAAAATCAGTATTTGGGAATATTGATTTCTCAAGTTTTGTAGAAGTGTTAAAAGCAGCATTTACACCATTGCTTGCTATTCTAACATCAGCAAGTGAACTGATAAAAGCGCTCTTTAATTCCGATGGAATAAAAACCTTCGGTGAGTTCCTCAAGTCATCAGTTCTTGGTACGTTTAACCTAATCACAGACACTTTATCAAACAGTAAAGTGACTGACGCTGTAAAATCTATTGGAGATTCAATCGGTGGTGCCCTTGGTGTCCTATCGAAAGGATTTCAAACCATCTTCGGTGATGGTTCAGGATTGACGGATGCCTTTGTATCTGCGTTATCTCTTGTTGGTTCAGCATTGTCTGGAATCGTTGGATTTATGGACAAACTGACAAACAATGAAACATTCAAAGCAATTGCAGAAGACGTGAGAAACACGATTGGTAATATCTGGGAAGCCTTCACAAATCTTGGAAATAGTGATTTGTCTAAAATCATTAATTTCGAAAATCTCGGTAAAATTGTGGATTATGTCCTTGGTATCGTTCATTCCATCACGAGTGTGATATCTAGTATTGACTTCTCAGCCATCCTTGATGCAATCACGCCAATCCTTGAATTTATCGTTGATAAACTCACTCAGTTGTTCGGCATGTTGGAAAATGTGATTCAATACGCCGCTAACATTGGACAAGCCTTCATCGATGGATTCGGAAGTGTATCCGAAACATCCGAAACAGCAGCAAGTGGATTCCAAATATTCTCAGATATTGTAAGTTCTGCGGGTGACGTCATCAACTGGTTGATTGGTTCGGTTGAAAAATTGGGTGAGATTTTAACAAAATTATTACCACCTGAACTCTTCAGCGCTCTTGGTAGTCTCTTGACTGACTTCTTGAATCCAATCTGGGAGTACATCAAATTCGTTGGTGAATACCTTGGTAATTTCTTCGACGGTGTATTCAAGTCAATACTTGACACGCTCGGAGATAACCCACTTGGTGGATTACTTGACGCTCTTGGCGAATTACATAAGGCGATGCAGCCAGCTATTGATTTGTTTAATCAATTCCTAGAGGTTGCCAAACCAATCTTTAACGTGATTGCCAACATTGTAGGTAAAATCGTTGGATTCGTAGCTGGTCGATTCATTAAGTCATTAGTGGATGGTATCACAGATGTTGTGAAAATCTTAACATGGATTATTGAGAAAATCACAGGCTTCGGAAAATGGCTCGGCGAAGTCGGAAGCGGAATCGTTGGAACTATCACTAAATTCCTTGGTCTCGATTCTAAATCGAGTGGTGCAAGTTACTCAGCTGTAAGTTACAACGCTGCAAGCGCGTCATACGCGAATTACTCAGCCATTTCAAATAGCCGAAATGATGTAGCCATTAACGTCTATGCTCAACCAGGCATGGATATCACGTCATTAGCACGCGCAGTACGCCACGAGTTCACCGTGGGTACTGCCTAATGTAGAAAATGTACATGGAGGATATAAATCATGATTACAATCCGTGGTAATAATGTTCGGAAGACCGTCAAACTCTTCGAGGTTTTCCGAACAACCTCCACAAGCTCTGGTGATAATCAAACGTTACCAGACGAAACGAATCAAAATATGTTCGTCGTTGGTTTCATTATCGGTGACGATGCAATTATTCGTTGATAAGGTGCCATTATCGTTGATAATGGCTCTTTTTTGTGGTATAATAGTAGTAGAGTAATATCTATCATGTATCATGTAAATGAATGGAGTACAAACATATGACAGTACGAATTTTCGACATCATCCCGATGGATGTCAATGAGTTTGAAAAAAATAAACAACCGGCCAATCATGTGGCGCCATTATACAACCCGAGTAACTTAGGTGGTGGATTCTCACGTGATGTATCAGGCGCTCTAGTTGCCAATAACGAAACCATTACCTTTTCGATGATTTTTAAAACAGACATCGAATCCACTGGATATACAAAATATAAACAAACCGTTGAGGCTTTAGCGTCTCGTGATTTAGTTTGGCTACGCTACGCAGTTCCCAATTCCAATGGTGATTATACGTTTGCCTATCGCCCTGGATTTATCTCGGCAATTACCAAGACCGAGGCGAAATACCAAAATGGTGAACTATCTGAAAAGGTGTCACTCACAACGGTTGGCCCGTGGTTTCAATTGTGTGAATTTTCTGTAAATTCTACGTCTATTGATTTAACGGCTGCTAATATCACCAATCACAATAATGGATACCGTGTATTTTCGAAAAATCCAAAAATGCACAAATTTGGATACCCATATTGGTATAAAAAATTAGTGGTCGACGTTGTTAAAGAGGCTGTCGGCTGGTACACCAAATGGGGCAATCCGTTGCAGGAAGGTGATAAAAAAGACGGATTGTTTGCGATTCACGCTCCCAGCATTTCACCCATTGAAGACGCCGCACTATCGAGCAACGTCGAACAATTTGAATACCAAACCAACAGAATCAAAGGCAAATCATTCGTAAACGAAGGCACAAACATGAATTTTGGTTCAAGTATCGAGAACTATTCATCAGATTATCAACGCACGCGCGATGATTATTCATCATTCTTACTAATTGGTGAAATTACCGCTCAAAAATGTGTGATTGCGTTTAAAACTGCGCGTGGTTCAGCTGTAACCAATCAATTCACAATCTCTGAAGCGTCTGGTTTCCACATTGATTCAGCACCGTGGGCGAATTTCTACGGCGTAAAACATGGTAATAACCCACACGATTTAAATAGAACGGTCTTTGGTGGTATTGATGCATCATTATTCACCAAGACAACTGCAACACGTGATGAAACCCTTACTATTACAGGCGGTCGATTCACAACGGTCATTATGAGAAAGGAGATACTCTGTGTTTAGTAATTGTCTAGCAATCTGCGATATTTATTCCGCAAAACCTGCATTTTATCACGATGATGAGGACTACCATTTAAATCGAATTGGTCGATTTATCGCCAAAGACTTTGATATTACCATCGGGAGCCTATATGGCTCTCAGAATGGTACTATCACAGTTCCACAAAATACGGAAATCATATTCCCGATTAAAATTGGTGATATCATGAACGTAACCCTTATCAATTATGGTCATACGTCGAGAAGTGTCTCTTATTATTTCCCCGAGCTATTTGCTGGTCGTCATACCGTTACAGCGCTCAGTGAATCCTGGAACAAATTGATGCAGGCCTATACCATTTCATCAATTGATGGTGGTCGTATTGTCCTATCTGATTATAATAAATTTAATCACAGTTTGGTCACCGTTGGTTATGCCGGCTCGGTTAGTCAAATGCCGTTAGCTGACCTTGTAGAGCGCGTGACCAAGCGCGACATGAGAGCGTACGCGTGTCGTCAAT